CGCGCACCACCTCGACCACGACGACGTCGGGCGGCCGGCGCGTCACCGTGACCCAGCGCCGGGAGGCCGACATGCAGCAGCCCGAAGGCACCGAAGAGACCATCGACCGCATCGGCGGCCGGGTCCTCGAGGCGGCCGGTACCGCGCCGGACGGCGGGCGGGTCTTCCGCGTGCGGATCATCTCGGCCGGCGACTCGAAGAACGGCCGCCGCTACCCGGCGCGGGTGCTGCAGGAGTCGGCGACGCTGTACGAGGGCGCGAAGGCCTACGACCACCACCGCAGCGCCGCCGAGCTGCAGTCGTCGACGATCGCCGGGCTGGTCGGCTACTACCGCAACGTCGAGGCGACCGATCAGGGACTCGACGGGGATCTGTGCCTGCTGCCCGGCGCCACGCACACCGCCGAAGCGCTCGACGCGTCCGTCGCCGCCCAGGCGGCCGGCCTGCCGGAGCTGGTCGGCATCTCCCACGACGCGCTGACCTACACCCGGCCCATCCAGGTCGGCCGGCGCCGGCTGCAGGAGGCCGTGGCCATCGCCAAAGTCCACTCCGCTGACGTGGTCGCCGACCCCGCCGCCGGAGGTAAGGCCGTCCGCGTCCTCGCGGGTGGCATCGAGACCGACCCGGAGACCGACTCCGGTGAGAGCTACGAGGAGGAAGACGTGACCGTCACGTCCGAGGCCGTGCTCGCCGCGCTCCAGACCGCAACGCCCGAGCAGCTCGCCGCGGTCGGTCTGAGCAAGGCGGCCCCGGCCGACACCAGCACCGAGGAGACCGCAGTGGAGCCCACGACCACGACCGAGGCCGTGACCGGCGTCGAGAAGGCGAGCTTCCTGGGCTCGCTGATGATCCGTGAGAAGGTGACCGCGGCCGGCCTGCCCGATCGGGTCGCCGAGAGCGTGCGGGAGGCGCTGCCGGACCGCATCACCGAGTCCGCGGTGGACGCCCACATCGCCAGCCTCAAGGCGGCCATGGGGCTCATCGAGCGCGACAACCTCGTACCGACCGCGACCGCCCAGGTGACCAAGGAATCCCGGGACAAGGTCGTCGAGGGTCTCGACAAGGCCCTGTCCGGGGACTATTCGGTGTTCCGGTCCTTCAAGCAGGCGCACACCGCGTTCACCGGCTACCGGCCGCGCGCGTGGGGTGAGGACGAGAACCGTCACGTGCTGCGCGAGTCCGTGGGCGGCTTCTACGACTCGGCGACGCGCACGTCGGAGTCGCTGTCGACCAGCTCGTGGGCCGAGGTCCTCGGCGACTCGATCACCCGGCGGATGGTCGCCGACTACAACCAGCCGTCGCTGCAGTCGTGGCGGCAGGTGGTTTCGGACATCGTCCCGGTCAACGACTTCCGCACCCAGCGCCGGACCCGGGTCGGCGGCTACGGCACCCTGCCGGTGGTCGCCCAGGGCGCCCCGTACCAGCCGCTGACCTCGCCCACGGACGAGGAGGCCACGTACGCGATCGAGAAGAAGGGCGGGACGGAAGACCTCACCCTGGAGACGATCGCGAACGACGACCTCAACGCGGTCCGGAAGATCCCCCAGCGCCTCGGCCTCGCCGCAGCGCGGACCCTGCACAACTTCGTGTGGGACTTCTTCAGCACCAACCCGACGATCTACGACTCGGTGGCCCTGTTCCACGCGACCCACGCCAACACCACGGCCGTCGCGCTCAGCCAGAGCAACGTGTCGTCGCTGCGGCAGAAGATGCGCGACCAGACCGGCTACGGCGACACCAGCAACATCCTGTCCCTGGTCCCGCGTTTCCTGATCGTGCCGAACGAGCTGGAGGAGCTCGGCTTCCAGATCGTCACCAGCGCGGTGGCGATCCCGTCGACCCCGGCCGGCCCGTCGGACACCCCGAACCTGCACCGCGGCACCGAGCTGATCGTCGTCGACTACTTCACCGACGCCAACGACTGGTTCATGACCGCCGACCCGAACCTCTGCCCGACCATCGAGATCGGCTTCTACCAGGGCCGGCAGGAACCCGAACTGTTCACCCAGTCCGACTCGAACGTCGGCAGCGTCTTCAACGCGGACGTGATCACCTACAAGATCCGCCACACCTACAAGGGTGCGGTCATCGAGTACCGCGGCTTCCAGCGCGGCACGCAGTAATCCCAGCTCAACCCTCCTAGGGCCCCGTCATCCGGCGGGGCCCCCGTCATCCCCAGATGAAGGAGAAACCGCATGCTGCTCAAGGAGCTGCGCGGCAACTTCCCGATCGCGATCGCCGTGCCCCAGGTGGCGGCGGGCGCGGCCGGCGGCGGCGCGTTCACGCTGCCCAACAACTTCCAGATCGTCTCGGCGACGATGGTGTGGGGTGCGGCGATCACCGGCACCGCCACCAACTTCTTCACCCTGAGCATGTTCAACCGAGGCGCGGCCGGCGCCGGAACCGTGCAGTGGGGTACGGCGATCCCCTACTCCAACGGCACCAACGCGGCCAAGGCCACCCCGGTGACCGTCACCCTGTCGTCGACCGCCTCGGACCTGCAGGCGGCGTCCGGTGACGTGCTCTCCGTCGAGATCACCACCACCGGCACGGGCCTGCTCGCCCCGGGCGGCACCCTGATGCTGACGGGCCGCTGGCGGTGACCGCTCAGGCCCGGCCGATCAACGTCACGGCGACGGGCACGGTCTACAGCGGGCCGTGCACGTACCGGGGCCTGTCGATCGGGTCGACGGCCGGCGCCACCGTCGTGGTGTACGACAACATCTCGGCGGCCGGCACCGTGCTGGCCAGCTTCACCCTCGCGGCGAACGGCTTCCAGCACATCGACGTGGCCGACGGCGTCCGGTGCGAACTCGGCATCCATCTGACCGCCACCGCCGCGGTGCAGGGGCACGTGAGGACCGGCTGAGATGACCACGCTGACCCGCATCCAGAAGAACACCGCGGGGACGCTGGCGCACACCTTCACGCTGGACGAGGCGCCGACCGACAGCTCCACCACGGTGACGTACACCGTCGTGGACGCGGCCGGCGCCTCGGTCGCCTCCGGCAACGCCACCAGCGCCGGGCCGGGCACCGGCACGTACACGTTCGTCCTGCCCGCCCAGGCCGCGCTCAAAGCGCTCACGACCACCTGGACCGGCACGGTCGGCGGCTCGTCGACGACACAGCAGACGTTCGCCGAGATCGTCGGCGGATTCTTCTTCACCCTGCAGCAGGGCCGCGACTCCGACGAGAGCCTCGACGACGTCCAGCGGTACCCGCTCGCGGACCTCGCCGCCGGGCGCCTCGAGGTGGAGGTCGAGTGCGAGAACATCTGCGACCTCGCGTTCGTCCCGAGGTACGCGCGGGTGGTGCTCGACGGCACCGGCACCAGCGACCTGCTGCTGCAGCACCCGGACAAGCAGTTCCGCTCGGTCGCCGAGGTCCGCACCGTCCGGTCGGTCACCATGGCCGACAGTCCGGACGGCACGTTCACCGCGTTCACCGCGGGCCAGCTCGCGGACCTGGCTGCGGCGGCCGACGGGACGTTGGTGCGCACCGGCGGTGACGTGTTCACCGAAGGCCGCCGCAACGTCATCGTCGAGTACGAGTACGGCCTCGACCGGCCGCCGGCCGACCTGGTCCGGGAATCGAAGATCCGGCTCCGGACGGTCCTGAACTCGAACAAGTCCGGCATCCCCGACCGGGCGTCGAGCTTCACGGTGGCCGAGGGCGGCACGTTCCGCCTCGACATGCCGGGCCCGTTCAGGACCGGCATCCCGACTGTGGACGCCGCGTACGGCCGGTACTCCCGGCGTTCCACCGGCACTGGACCGAACGCCCGGCAGGTACCGGCGTCTCGGACGCTGACCTACCGCCCGCAGGCCGGCAGCCTGTTCCACGGCTGGCCACCCCGGTGAGCGTCGCGTCGACCGCGAAAGCGTCCCTGGTCGGCGCCTCCGGCGTGCTGGCCGGGCTGCTGCCGGGCGTGGTCGTCGGCTACTCGCCGTCGAAGAACAGCCCGCGTGAAGAGGTCTACGCCGGGGACGTGGCCGGGCCGGTGACGCTGCAGGCGTTCGCCGGGGGTGGCCGGGTGCGGCGCTCCGAGGAGCTGTCCTTCCCGCTGGTGATCCGGGTCTACAAGCCGGGCCAGGAAACCACCGAGACCGCCGAGGCCCGCGCGGACGAGATCGGCGACGTGATCGGCGACTACATCGCCGCGAACTGGACCCTCGGCGACCTCGCCGAGCTGAAGAAGGCCACCGTCGCGGCCGTCGCCCTGGCCGGCTGGATCGACGACGACGGCGCCGGCGCCGTGCTGACCCTGACCGTCGAACTGATGTCCTACCGGACCTGAAAGGCAGCACCGTGGACCTGCTCAAGATGTGCGAGAACAACGACGGCAAGCCGGCGATCGGGACCGGCAAGCGGCCGATCAAGTACTGCCGGGCCTGCTACGTCGCCGCCTACGGCGACCAGTTCCAGGCGTTCGAGGTCGTCATCCCGCACCGCGACCTCGGCGTTGACCAAGAGGAACTGGCCATCGCCTGCGCGAAGACTGGCGAGGACATCCCGTCCGGCACGGTGTGGCTCGACCCGGTCGAGACTCACATCCCGGCACTGCTCTACACCGGCTTCATCAAGCCGCTTCCGGCTGTAGCGGTGAAGGCGCCGAAGACCACCGAGGCCTGACGTGGGCAGCCAGGCCGCGCTCGCGGTCACCACCTGGTTCGGCGGCTACGACATGACCGGCGACGGCAACAACACGGTGCTGAACCTGTCGTACGACGCCCTGGACGCCACCGTGTACGGGTGCACCGCCCGCGTCCGGGCGGCAGGGTTGGAGGACTGCCAGCTCGACGAGGCCGGTTTCTGGCAGTCAGGTGCTGCTGGCGCCGCGGTCGACCCGGTGGCGTTCACCGCCCTCGGCGGCGCATCCCAGGTGATCACCAACTCGTTCGACGGCCTGGAAACGTCGGCGGCCTACTTCTACCGGGCGAAGCAGGCGTCGTACGAGCCGTTCGGCCCGGTCGGTGAGCTGATCCCGTTTCGGCTGACCGCGCAGTCCGCCCGCGGCACCGGCCTGGCGTCAGTCGCTGCGGTGCGCGGGAAGGTCCTCAAGACCAAGGCGGTCGTCTCGGCGACCGGGGCGACCGGCACCGCGCAGCAGCTGGGTGCGGTCGGCGCCAGCCAGTACCTGTACGCCGCGTTCCACGAGTTCGCCGTCGGCACCACCATCACCGGCGTCATCGAGTCGAACGTCGACAACACGTTCGGCGCGCCGACCACCCGGATCACGTTCGGGCCGATCACCACCGTCGGCGGGACCTGGGGCACCCGGGTCGCCGGGCC